CTATTCGCGCGTGCGTGGTGGAGCAAGCAGGCTGAGACAGATAAGAGCGTTGCTGCGTTCCTCAAGTTGGTTCGCGCGTGGAAACCTATTAAGTGGTGGCACGAAGGCGGACTGATCGACAAGTCTCTCGCGCCCTGGATTCGCAAGGAGATGCGCAACACGCGCACGTTCACCGTGTTAGAAGGGCTCCCGTCGATTCTCGACAAAGGCTTGAAGCTCCAGGCGTTCCACGGTTTGGTGGCTAATGGCATGGTGTACGGCCCATTGGGCGAGCCGTGGTGGGAACGTGTCATGGATCAGCTCATCAAATTCCCTGGCGGGCGGTGGGACGACGCGGCGGACGTGTGCGGGCTCATCGGGCGTGGAATTGACCAGATGTTCGACGCCCAAGTACCATCCGAAGTCAAGAAGCCGATGCTGGTGCCCTACACAGCCGCATGGCTGGAGCACAACTCGATACCCGACAAACCAAAGGTGAGGTATTTCTCATGATACGCTACAGAGCAGGCTTCGCGCCGGTCGCCGATGAAGGCGAAAAGCTTCCAACAGTTGCCGCGAAAACCAGCGCGGCCCCTACTCTGCCGACAGTCGAGGAGGCGAAAGCCCGAGCAGCGGCACGGCAAACCCAAGTCCTCGACTACACCCGGAAGAAAGACGGGCCGTCGCCGCTGATTCAGAACCTGAGACAAGACGGGCCGACCCTGGAGAAATGGGTCGAGGCGGGCTACAAGCCCGAGAACTATCCTCCGGTGGGCTATGCCGAGTTGGACAGCCCGGCGCTGACGGAGTACAAAGCGAAGGTCGCGGCGGCCTTGCAGAGTACGCCGCATTCCGTCAACGACAAACCCGAGGTGCAGTCATGACCGATCTTGCCAACATCGAAACCGCCGCCAAGCAAGAGGTGGCGACCGTCAAGTCGAAGGTAGTTGCCTTCGTCAAGGCGCACATTCCGCACACCGTCGCCGCTGTTGTCGGCTACGTGAGCGGCCACTACGGTCTCATCGGAGCGGTGCTGAAGCACCTGTTCTAACATGGCTGACACATCCACAGACGGCGCGAGCGGTGGCCCTTCCGGGGGCTACGCCGGCATCACTTCCGACCCTCGGCAGAACGCTAACGGGGGAATGCAGGACTCTAACACCATCACGGAGCGGGGTGAGAAACCCGAGCGCGATGAGAAAGAGGAAAAGCTCGTCCGCAAACTGTGGAAGTCATGGGAACAAGCCCGAAAGTTCGATGAGAACTTCCGCAAGCAGGTCGCATTGGATCGGCAGTACGCAGCCGGTACAAGCGACCTGTCTTGGGCGGTGACAACCAACCTCATCGGCGCATTCATCGACATCCTCGTGGCGCTGCTCTATGCGCGCGACCCTGACGTGAGCGTGAAAAAGGCTCCCCAGGTGGACGAGGACAACACCGAACAGATGGAAGCCTTCGCGCTCACAGCGCAGATCATCATTTCGCACCTCTGGAAGAAGGGCAAGCTGAAGCGAGCGGCCCGTAAGAAGGTGCGTAGTATCCTTTCAACCGCTGAGGGTTGGCTGAAGTGCAACCTGCTCAGTGAGAAAGAGCCTCAACCAGAGACGGAGAAGGCTCTCAACGATGCGCGCGAGACATACGCGCGGCTTCAGGCCCAACTGAAGCTCATCGAGGACCCGGACGGTAAGAGCGAAGACGAGCTGGAGGCTGAAAAAGCCGAGAAGGAAGCGCTCATCGCGGAGTTGGAGGGCAAGTTGGAGCTTGCCGTCAACAAACTCTTCGCCATTGACTTCGTTCGCACCGAGCGAATCCAAGTATCCACCGATGTTGAGTCCATAGAGGACTATCTCGACGCCGGCTGGATTGGAGACGAGTCGTTCATCAACGTCGAGGACGCCCTGGAGCGCTTCCCGCGCCTGCACCCTGACGAACTGAAGACCGCGAAGAAGTACTACCAGCAGGAGCCGAAGGAACTCACGACTCGTGAGAACAACAATGCGCTCCCGCAAGGCACGATGACGGCCGAAAGCGCGCAAACCTTCAGCCCGAGCCAATCCGGCCCCGAGCAGGAGGCGTTTGTCCACGTCATTGAGATATGGGACCGCCGCGACAAGCGAATCCGCACTATCATCGAGGGTGTGAACGCCTGGGCGAAGGAACCGTTCTCTCCGCCGTACCCGACGAGCAGGTTCTACCCGTATTTCTACACCGCTTTCTACGAAGTTGACGGTCAGCGCCACGCGCAGTCTCTTTCCTGGCGGCTTTACAAGCTGCAAGATGAGTACAGCGCGACGCGATCCAACTTCCGGCTTACGCGCGAGCGTTCGATACCCGGAGTTCTGTTCAACGCCTCGCAGTTGGACGACACCGAGGCACGAAAGTTGGAAGGCTCGAAGCATCAGGAGTACACAGCCCTGAAGCCGAGCGATCCGAGCGTTGCGCTTGAGACCCTATTCGCTGCGAAGCCCGTCCAGGGCATCGACCCACGGCTTTACGATCCAACATATATCCTGTCTGACATGGAGCGCATCTCCGGTGTACAGGAAGCACTCAGTGCTGCGATCAATAAGCCTGGAAACCCGAGCACTGCCACCGAAGCCTCAATTCAGCAACAGGGCACGAATGCTCGCACGTCCAGCGACCGTGATTACTTGGAGGATACGCTCACCGAGTTGGCGCACTACACGTTGGAGCAAGCGCTCCAGTGCATCACCAACGAGGAGGCTATCCGTATCGCCGGCTCGAAGGCGTTCTGGCCATATGGCATGTCCATCGAAGACCTGTTCACTATGGCGGAAGTTAGCATCGAGGCTGGCACGACCGGCAAACCGAAGGCACCCGTTGACCAACAGGTGTGGGCAACGCTGCTGCCGATCATCAAAGAGACGATCGCGGAAATCCGACAGGCGCTGGCGAACGGCGACACTGCCACGGTGCAGAGCTTGACGGAACTCATCAAAGAGACCATGAAGCGCCTTGGCGACGAGACAGACTCGGAGCGTTTCATCCCGAAGACTCCAGCCCCAGGCACACCGGGAGCGGGCACGCCGCCTGCGCCGGTCATGCCGAACGTCAGCGTATCGCTGAAGGGCGAACTTTCTCCCGAGGCTGCGGCTGCGCTAGTATCTCCTGCCGTCGCCGTTGATCAGGCCGCAATGCCGAAGGTGCCGCCAGCTCCACCCGAGCCCGGCGCGCAGCCGGCACCGCCAGCGACGGGAGTACCTGGGATAACACCCCCAGGTGGCGGACCAGCACAATAACCCCACAGGTGATTTATGGCGAACGAAGCAAACGGCGAAGGTGCAACCAACGAAGGCGTGTTGGGTGCGATTGACGAAGCGCTTGGCGAGCTTCTTGGAGGCACCAATGAGACGGATACTGACACTGGTGACACTGGTGCCGAGAGTGGCGACGGTGTGGGCGAGGAGGGTGGCCATTCGGCTGCTGATGACGCTTCTGGCGAAGCTCATCAGGGCGACGAACATGGAGGGGATGAAGCTGGCGGAGATGAATCAGCGGGCGAAGGGGCTCAACCCGCCGCTGCCAAAGGCTCCGACGAGTCAGACAAGTCCTATGCCGATACCGTCAAAGACGCAACCAAACTCGGTATTCAGCAGCGGCATGACAACGGGCAGATCAAGTCCAAAGCCGAGTTGCAAGCTGAAATCGCCGCCAAGCAACAGGGCGGAGACGGAAAGCAAGGTGGTCAGGCTCCGGCCAAGAAAGCGGCCGATCCTGTAAACGACCCGATCGACAAGAACCTGTCGCAGCCGACGCAGGAGCGTATCCGCACGCTCATTGGCCGCACGAAAGAAGCGGAGACTCGCGCGCAAACGGCTGAAAGCAACTTCAACACGTTCGTCACGGGGCTCCAGTCGGCCGGCGTCACGCCCGAGCAATACGGCGAGACGGTGAGCTTCCTCGCGCTGTTCAACAGCAACGACCCGAAGCAGCAGTCGCAAGCGTTGGGCATCCTCGAAGACATGGCTGACAAGCTGGCGTCGTACCTGGGTGTCGAGCGTAAGGCGTCTGACCCGCTGGCAAACCACCCTGACTTGCAGGCGGCGATCCAGAAGCGGGAGATTACGCCGCAGCTCGCTCGGCAAATGGCGGTCACGCGGAACCAACAGAACTTTCGCCAGGAAATCAACACGCATGCGCAGAACGCGCAGACGGAACAGCAACGGTTCGAGCAGGAGAAGCAGACCGCTATCAACGATCTGAACCAGCTCGAAGTGCAGCTACAGCAGCAGGACCCGCTGTACGCGCGGAAGAAGGCGGCCATCATCGACTCGTTGAAGGCAACCCTTGTGGACATTCCGCCGTCGAAGTGGAAAGCGGCTTTCCAGCGCGCGTATGCTTCCGTGAAGGTGACAGCGCCTCCGCCGAAGCCGAAGACACCCGTCAATCAACCGATGCGCGCCGGCCGGTCGCCTGCGGGCTCTGGTGCGAACGCCAAGACTGGTGGGCCTGGGCTGAACAACGGTGGACCGAAGTCTATGTTCGAGGCGATGTGGGGAACAGAGCCTCCCAAGTAACAACTTCTGGCGTGTAGCTCAGTAGGTAGAGCGCCGCCCTGTTAAGGCGGTGGTCGCAGGTTCGAGCCCTGCCGCGCCAGCCAGGAGACTGACATGGCCGAATTGAAACACATGGCGCGCACCAAGAAGGAGCGCAAAGAGGCGATGAAGCCAAAGGGGTTGGATGGTGACACCTACCCCTACGGCCTGCGCGTGCGCCTTGGCCACGAGGAGATGTCGAAGCTGGGCATGGACACGATGCCGAAGGTGGGCGACAAAGTTCACCTCCAATCACACGCACATGTCGTGTCAGCCAGCGAGCATCACCACGAAGGCGACGAGGAGCCGAACCGCAGTGTTGAATTGGAATTGCGGCATATGGCTGTCGGCAAGCCGAAGGAAGGCGAAGTTGCCAATCCGACTGCTGATGGCATGAAGAACGCCATGGACGCGGCGCTCTCGAAGCCGGCGAAGGGCAAAGCCGCCAAGAAAGTGGTCGATACGGACAACGATGAGCGATAGTTGACGAACGACGCCGGCTATGGTGGCATAGCCGGCGTTAGACCTTCGGACGTAACCCTGGCCTCGTCCACCGGGCGCTCAATCGAGCGGCGTAGATCGGCTTCGCACGCCGAGGAGGGTAGTGGAAATCCATAACCTTTTTCGGAGTGCAACATCATGCCGTTTACCACAGAGCAATTGGCCTATGCGGGCAACGCGGCCATCAACTACTACCTGAAGAACGAGCCGATTGACCAGATCAACGTCAATCGCCCGCTCATCAAGAAGCTGATGGAAGGCAAGAAGCCCTACGTGGGTGGTCTCCAGTACGTTGTCGAGCAGCTTCGCTACTCGAACGACTCCAACTTTCAGTCGTACTTCGGTGACACCCAGGTTACGTACAACCGGAAGCGCACGTTGCAACAGGCGAAGTACACCTGGGGCAGCTTCCATGACGGCTTCGGTCTGAACGAGGACGAGCTGGCGCAGAACGGCATCGTCATGACCGACGACAAGTCGTCCACGCCGACCGACGCGGAGAAGGTGCAGCTCACCAACCTGCTGCAAGAGAATGCGGAGACCCTGAAGCTCGGCTTTCAGGAGAACTTCGACTACATGCTGCACTTGGACGGCACGCAGTCGGCAACCAACATCCCCGGTCTCGATCTGTTGATTTCGACCACGCCGGCCGTGCCGATGGTGGTTGGCGGCCTCGACCAGTCCGTGTATCCCTGGTGGCAGAACAACGCCATCACTGGCGTCAACAGCGGCACTGCGGGCCTCCTGACCGAATCCATGGAGGTGTTGTGGCGCGACTGTACGCGCTACGGTGGGTTCAGCCCTGACTACATCCTGGCGGGCGAGGCGTTCATCGACGCCTACCGTAAGGACGCCAAGGCGACCATCAACCGCACCGTGTTCATGAAGGACAAGGGCGACAACATCGACCATATGGACGGTTCGATTGGTGAGGACGGGCGCACTGGCCTGTACTTCAAGAACCGCGAAATCATTTGGGACCCGGTGATGACGGTGTTGGATCAGCTCTACGCCCCGAGCATTCCGTGGGCGAAGCGCTGCTACTTCATCAACAGCCGCTTCCTGAAGTTGCGGCCGATCCAGGGCCACTGGATGATTAACCGGACGCCTCCGCGCGTGTACGACCGTTACGTCCACTACTTCGCGCTGACCGCGAAGGCGGCGCTGACGACCGGCAAGCGGAACGCCCACGGAGTGTGCTCCATCGCGTAAGGCGCGATGGCAACGGGGCTGCGTAAGCCGCCCCAAAGCACCAACCAACAAGTTTTCTGGAGAATCAACATGTCTTTTCAAGCTCTGAGCGTTACGAACTTGCCGATCTACCTGCCCTTCAACAAGGCTCCGGTTCCGTTCGGTGACGCAATCGAAGGTCTGACCTGCACCTCGGCCGCGCCCGGCGTCCTGAACGCGCCCGGCTACGTGCCGACCAACGGTGACTTGGTGGCGATCAGCTATACGGCGGGCGGGTCATTCCCGGCCGGCCTCGGCATCGGCACCATCGGCCAGTATCCCAACTTCGCGGGCAACAGCTCCGTCAATCCGGTCGGTCTCGCGGCTGCGGCGTACTACGTCGTGTCGGCCAACCAGTCCACCGGCAACTTCTCTCTGTCGCTGACCAAGGGCGGCGCGGCGATCACCACGACCAGCACTGGCTCCAACCTCGTGCTACACCTCCTGAGCGGTCAGGTGGACGGTGTGACTCTGCCGTTCAAGCCGGGCAACACGGTCGTCGTGGAGAACAACACGGCGGGCTCGCTGGTTCTGCAAGGCGCTCCCGACGCCGGGCAGGCTGCGCCGGGGCAGGGTTACAACCCCCCGACCGGCCCCGGCACCTGGGTCAATCTGGTCACTGTGCCAGCGAACTCCGTCGCCAGCGGTGTGGTCCTGGCATACGACTGGATTCGCGTCAGCACTTCGGGCACTCTTTCGTTGCAGCAATCCTAAGCTGCAACAGGAGACCCCCATGTTGTACGAACGAGTAAAGATCACACGGGACCCGCACACGGTTTACAACCGTTCGGTGCTCCCGTGGGAAATCGCCATCCTCGAATTCACGTTCGAGGAAGGCAATGTGCAACGTCTCGGAACGCAGGAGCGAACCGCTGACGCCTATCCCGATCCGGCAACCGAATTCCAACGGTTGACCGTGGCATACGGGTCGGACCCGCAGAGCGGCACGCCGTATGTGGCGTCTGTCTACGGTCAGGCGTCGCAGGGCGTCAATGCGCTGAGGCGTGCCATTGCTGAGGTGAAAGCGGAGGACGAAGCCACGAAGCCCAAGGCTGCGTCAACCCGGCGAAAGCGGAAGGTGCTCCCGGCCTCCGTGTTGGCTGACCCGCTGATGGCTTGAGTGGGGCTCCTATCGCGGTAGCGATAGCTTGAGGGCTCGGGCGGCAACTCCCGAGCCCTCCTTTTATGCGGAGCTGAAATGGCGGCGCAAGGCGGCATAGATGACGTTGTTGGTATAGCTGATACGATCGCGAGCCCCGTTGGGGCCGTGACAACTCGGCCGCTTATCCCTGTCGCATGGCAAAGCGTTGCCCCCACATTGACGACTGGAAGCAGCCCGACCCCACCCGCGCAGGGCGGCCTTGAATCGGATGGACCCAAGGCTACTGATCCTGACTTCTATGTTGGTTCGTTTGCGCTCGCCAGCGTGGCACCAACACTTGGTGTTGGCTCAACTACGACACCGCCCGGCAAGGGAGATATCGGGGATGTGTTCGGCGCTCCAGACCTTGGCATGGACGCTCAGGTCGCGGGGCTCGCGGCGTTTCAGAACGTAGCACCGACGATCGGGCCTGTCTCGGGCAGCTACCTTCCGCCTATCGCGCACGGCGACGTGGGCGACACGGGCGGCCCGACGACACTTCAAGGTGACACAAACGACTCAAATGCGGGTGCTGGCACGCTCACGTCGTGGTCGAGCGGCACTGTGACGCTTACTTTGGGCAGTATCCCACAACCTCGAAATCATGGGGATATAGGTGAGATGTACGGCCAAGGCGAAGGGCCGATTGGGCAAGTCGTTTGGCAGGTTGCAGTACCGACGTTGGGTGTTGGCGCGCTAGTGACACCCACTGGTAAAGGTGACATCAATGATCCCTACGCATGGATGGACTCCATTGCGTATTTCACTAGCCAACCGTACCCGATTATCTATAGCGAGAACGTCAGCCCATCGTGCGCGATCACGGGCGGCATCATGTACCTGGGCGTGTACTCCTACAGTGAGAACATGAGCCCATCGGCTACTATCACGGGCGGAGCATTCACCTCCTCACTGTTCGTTTACACCAACTGGCCGGCTGAAAACATGAGTGCGTCCGCGACCATAACGGGCGGCAGCTTCTTCCTTGGTTTGGTGGTTTACTCGAACTGGCCGGCTGAGAACATGAGCCCATCGGCTACTATCACGGGTGGAAACTTCTTCCAGGGGCTTGTAACCTACTCGAACTGGCCGGCTGAGAACATGAGCCCGAGCTGCCATATTACCGGAGGAACTTTCACATGATTGAGCGCGCACCCCTACTTTGGCTGCCCAAGATCAAGGAATTGGTGGTCCCAGCGCGGTTTCGCGGAGTCGGTATAGCGGGTTTCTACAAAATGGAAGCTCGCAAACCCGATGGCCGCATTCGCCCGCTCACAGGATGGTTCCCGAACCTCATCACCAACGGCGGCTTGGACCAGTACGCTGGGTCGAGCTGGAATTCAACATGCGTGGTTGGCACCGGCAACACGGCTCCTGCTTTCACCGATACGCAGCTCGTGTCGCAAGTCGGCTCTACCACGTCAACGAATTTTATCAACACTGGAGCCCAAAGCTCTCCGCCGTATTACGGTTGGACTCAGACACAGTTCAACTTTCCGATCGGTACAGCCACTGGCAACCTGTCTGAGGTGGGAGTTGGAACCTCGGCGACGACGTTGTTCTCTCGTGCGCTGATTCTCGACGGTGGCGGCAGCCCAACTACGATTACGATTCTCAGCAACGAGGCGCTGTATGTGACCTATCAGGTCAACCACTATGTGCCAACTACTGACTATACCAACTCCTTCACGTTGAATGGCACGACCTACAACTTCACGCTTCGAGCGGCGACCGCGACCAGCTCCAGCGCGTGGGGTTATCGGCCAAATGACCCTGGCTATCTGTTCGGCGACGGCGGCCCTGGCGGCGGCAATTTCTCCTCGCTAAACGTGAGCAACGGCTCGATTGGCGCCATCACTGGCGATATTTCCGGCACCGGGTCCGGTGCGGGCAGCGCATCGCATAGCGCGTATACCAATGGCACGTACTCCTGGGCCGTAACTGCTACCTGGGGTCTAACCAACGGCAACGTATCTGGCGGTGTGAGCGCAGGCGACCTACTTTTTGGCGTCAATAACGCGTCGCGCGGTCGGTATCAATGGGGGGTTACCCCCACGATCCCGAAAGACAGCTCTCACGTCTTGACTCTCAACTTCACGAACCAATGGGTGCGAGGACCCTAATGGCTCTCCCGAACAACACACTTTCCACGACGCCAATCGTTGCGCCGTTCATGGCTCCGCGCACGACACTACGGTTCAACCGTAAAGCTGGCGCGACGGACGTTCACCCTGGCGGCATCCATCTCGGAGATGCTAGCCAGGGGTTGAACTATCAGGTGTGGCAGGCGCGCACAGACGGAACCAACATTTACCTATCCGCGCCGAACACGCCCGAGTTTGTGCAGCTCTCGAACACGAGCGCGGTTTGGGTGTCCTTGGCGTTCGACCAGAACGCGCGCCCTTTCATTGGGTATGTCAACCAGAGCGGACAAGCGTTCTTCTACTGGTTCAGCACATTGGTCAACCAGTTTGTGACGACGCAACTTCCGACGACCGGGCTATACGACCGGATTTTTTCAGCCGTCGATGACCTGCGCCCGCTGAATATCTCGGCTTCCGACATCATTTTGGTGTACGTGCGCGGGACAACTTTGTACATGCGGGTGCAGCGCGACCGCTTCAACGTCGAGTACACCTTGGGCACCGTCCCGTGGGGGAAATTGGTGCAAGTGTACATGAACACCCATTATAGGTTTCAATTCGCATTCCAGGCGGTACAGCAGGGCCAAGACTCCCCCTTGCCGCCAGGAGAGTGGAACCCGGCCCTCGGGCTCAACGAACCGGCATAGGCAAGCATATGACACTCGCAGTTACAGGCGCAGACGGACGGTACTACTGGTTCGGCAACAACCAAGCCGGCGTCACAGGCGGGCAGATCAACTTCGTGGGCTCACCGCAGCTCTTGACGGGCACGGCGGCGCTCACATGGACGATCATGCAGCGCTCCGGTGATGGCAGCTATCCGGTCGTCACGTACTCAACGCACAGCGACGGCAGCTCGCCGGTCAGCCAACAGGTTGGCTCAGAAGGCACGCCGCAAGCGACCATCAACGAAAGCGGGCTCATCTCGGTCAACCTGACCGGCGCGACCGGCTTCATGATTAACGTCACAACGGCAGGCGGCAACCCAACTCCGGGTGCAGCGGATTGGGTGTTGGCACTCGCCATTACGCGCAATTCCGACGAGACGTTGCCGTGGGATGCGCCCAACCCGTTCGACCCGACAGCATTCAACTTCAGCGAGCCGCCCGACACTACTGGCGACCCCAACACTGACACTCTGGCCAACTTGCGCCAGCGACTCCTGATTGACTTGGGATTCGCCACTCAGGCGGCCAATCCACCGCCCGGCATGGCGCTCTACTGCAACAATGTGTTGTACGGTGTGCAGAAGTGGTTGTATCGGAAGTTCCCGGCGCTCAACACTCGGCATTTCTTCCGTTGGAAGATGATACCGGGTCAGCGGTTCTATTCGCTGAAAGACAATGACGAGAATCCACTTGCCAACTACCGGCTCGATCCGCTGAAAACCATCGAGTGGGCAGGTATTCAAGACACGCGCAACGTCTGGTATCCGCTCATCGAAGGCATTCCTCCGCCGCTGTACACGATGATTACGAAGCCGTGGCGGCCGGCGCGGTACACAATCCGTCAGGGCATCGAGGTATATCCGGCTCCCGACCAGACTTACTGGCTGTGGATGCGCGGGCATTTCAATCTCATGCCGTTTGCGGCTGACACCGACATCACCACGCTCGACAGTGAGTTGGTGTACCTGTACGCCTTGGCTCGCGCGAAGGCGCACTACGGCCATCCTGACGCTCGCGACATCGCGGCGCAGGCCAACAGCTATCGTGGTGAGCTGATCGCGGGAACGCACAAGACGGCGCACTACGTGCCGGGCACGATTTCTGTGCCACCGGCTGTGCGGCCGACGCTGATTCAATATCAGGACAACCAGAGCGGTTAATCATGCGTCCAGTACCCATGACAGTGTTGAAGGGCGGTATCAACCGCCTGAAGGTGAAAGGCGGGGCAAGCGCTCAGCAGCTCTACGACCTGACGAATGCTTACATCACCCAGGCAGGTACGGTCGTGCCCCGCGAAGGCACGATCCGCTTTGCGACACTCAACAGCTCGACGGTAGGGCTCGCTGCGTTCAAAGGCCAGCTCAACGTGTTCTCCACGTCGCTTCAGACAGTACCCTCTGGCTTCGTATGCAACATACTCGCCCACCCGACCAATCCAGCCGCGACGCTGAGCATCATTTGGTTTGCCAAGCCATTCATGGGCTTCCTCTATGTGGTGGCTCAGTTCAGTACGGGCGAGGTGTTCCACTACTGGCTGCAAAGCAACGGCACCTGGGCCGCCAACACCGTCTACAAGACAGGCAATATCGTCATACCGCTGGCGAGTCCGAATGGCTTAGCCTATCAGGCTACCCGCAACATGCCGCAGAACTCCGTATGGACTTCAAACTCCAACGTGACCGCCGGCACGGTCATCGAGCCCAGTGAATACACCGGCTTTGCGTATCGCGCCGTGGCTGTGGCCGGCACAACGCCGCACACAGGAACGACGGAACCGACGTGGCCGACTACTCAGGGCGGCATCGTGCAGGAGTTTGGCGACTTCGACACAACGCAGGCTGCTAATACCGGATCGTCCAACACCGCCCAGCCGTTGGGTCAGAACATCACAGACCGATATGGTGACTCTGAGACGATCGCGGGCAACACCGGCACGGTCAGCAGCATTACGACAACCGCCCAGGCCAGCACGACTGTTACAACTTGGGCTCCCGGCACAACCTATGCGCCGGGTAGCGTCGTGCAGCCTAGCACCGGCCAAGGCGCTTTCATCAACGCCATTCCGAACGGCGACTTCGAGGCGGGCAACGATGGCAACTGGACGTTCAGCTCTGGCAACGTGACGATTCAGAGCAGCAACGTCTACCAGGGTAGCTTTGCGGTGAAACTCCAGCCGGGCTCAGGCCACGGTACGGAGTACACGCGCATGTTCAATTTCGGCACGGTTACGCCGGGCCAGAGTGTGACCGCGAGCGCCTATGTGAACCCAAACAACAGCGGCGCTGACACGACGATGTACCTGTTCTTGGACTGGTATAACAGCTCCGACGTGCTACTCAGCTCGACGCAGAGCAGCGGTCAGCAGGGCGGCGGCTACCGGCAGGTCAGCGTTACTGGCAATGCGCCCACTGGCGCGGCTCACGTGCGCGTGCGCATTCAGTCGCAGACCGGCACGAGCCCGAACCCGAGCTACGCAGACTTGGTGACGTGGAACTTGGAGACCCCGGCATCGGTATCCAACTTCCTCTATGAAGCTGTGCAGGCGGCGGCCGGCGCTTCAGGTTCCACGGAGCCAACTTGGCCCACCACGGCAGGAAACACCGTTGTTGACAATCAGGTGACGTGGAAAGCCATCGGCACCTCGATCATCACGTGGCAGGCCATTCCGATCATGCAGTCAGGCGCGACGGAGCCGACGTGGCCGACTTCTATCGGAAACACGGTCAACGATCCGAGCACGTACACGACGCAGGATGGTCATGTGACTAATACCAGCATGTCGTGGACCACTATCAATCGGCAGGTCACGGACACCAACAATCCGAACACGACGGCTGTCGTCCTGGGAGCTTCGCATGTATTCGCCGGCAACGCCGACATCTGTTCCTATTCCGCTGCCGTTGACCCTATGGACTGGACCACAACGAACAACGCGGGTTATCTACCCACCGGGCTCAACAACTACGGCGACAATCCAGTTGCCGTGTTGGCTCTATACCGCTCCAACCTGATCGTCATGAACTCGGGCGGCTACCAGATGTGGCAGATCGACCCCGATCCGCAAAACATGGCGCTGCTCGATGCTCAGCCGGTCGGGTCTATCTGGACCCGCGCCGCGCAGTCGGTTGCGAACGACCTGCTGTTCTTGACAGAGGTTGGTGTGCGCAACTTGGGCACGGTTGGGGCCACGGCGAACATGGCGGTGGGCTCGACAGGTCAGCAGGTTGACCCGTTGGTGAAAAAGCAGATCGACAACGGCATCTACACGCCTATCTCCCTGTACTATCCTGGGCGCGGCCAGTATTGGCTGTTCTTCGGGCCGCAGGCGTTCGTGCTGACCGTCAACGGCACGAACCAGAAGACGTGGAGTCGGTACACCTTCCCCGACACCATCACTGACTGGTGTTTGAACGGCGAGACGCTGTACATGCGCTCGGCTGGTAATCTCGTTTGGCAGTTCGACTACAACACGCTGGTCGATGACTCGGGCGGAGCGAACACGGCTTTCACCTCGGTCATTCAGTGGCCGTACCTCGACGCGGGCTCCATCGGGTTCAACAAAGACATGGTTGGCTTCGACCTGATTGGCACGGGAGCTGTGACCGTGCAATTCGGTTGGAATGAGCAGGACAAGACGACGTTCTCAGACGATCCTGGCTTTGCGACCAGCACGAACGTTTCCGCGCCGTACACGCTGAACATCATGGACACCGTGCCAGGGCAGCCTGTGCCATTCCCAATGTCTGCGCCGAGCTACACGATGATTTTGAAGTTCAACTCCAACCAGCCCAACCTCGGCGCGAAGAACTCGCAGTCCTGGGAATGGGAAGCGGCCAACATTTACGTCAACGATTTCCGGGGCGGAGGCTCAACAGGATGATAGTCCGTTGCTACAACGATCCATACCTACTGGATTTTCTGAAGGTCTGCGCCTCCATGCCGAAAGACGAGCAGGCGCAGCTCGAAGCATTCACCGGAGTCAAATACGATGTCGATGGTGCGGCTGTGGGCAACTTTACGTCTCCTGGCCCGAAGTGGGTCATCAAAGCTGCCGAGACCGAAGCGGAATTCGATGCTGGGCTCGCCCAGCCGATCGTCGTCGGCGGCTTCAACCCCCAACGGCCTGGAGTCTTCCGCGACTTCCTCCTCACCACTCCCCAGGCATGGGAAGGGCGAAACTGGTATCACGTGACGCGCATTTGCAAGCGCATCATGGACGACATGCTCCACAGTGGTTTTTGCCACCGGCTGGAATGCGTTGTGCCGGCCGCCAGGGTGGAAAGTCGCCCCGAGCTGGTCAGATGGTATAAAGTCCTGGGCTATAACAAAGAAGGGCCCCACTACGGGTACTGCGCGAACGGCGCGGATGCGATCAGTTTTGCCCGAGTGAGACACTGACATGGGTACGAACAACTCTGCTGCCAATGCGGCGAACGCTGCGAATGCCGATCGGCAGAATCAGATCAATGCATCGATCGCGCAGATCACGAGCGCGTATGCATCGCCGCAGCGGCAGGCGCAGATCGACCAGTATGGCCAGCAAGTCGGCAACTACCTCACCGGGCAGGTCAACGCACAGGAGGCGACCAATGCGCGCAACCTGAAGTTCGCCATGGCTCGCTCTGGTTTGACTGGCGGCTCGGCCAATGTCGATGCCAACACGCAGCTCTCGAAGGATTACTCGACTGCGTTGCTCCAGGCGTCGCAGCAGGCGCAGAACGCCAAGGCAAGCTTGCAGCAGTCGGATATCAGCGCGAAGAACCAGCTCATCGGGCTTGCGCAGAACGGCTCGTACATCGGGCAAATTCCGACACAGATTGCTCAGGCTCAGAGCGCGAGTCTCGGGGCTGCGCAGAACTTCGCGAACCCCCAAGCTTTGGGGAATTTGTTCGCGAACACGGCGCAGATTTACAATAACGAGCAGACGGCTTCTGCCAACCGCAGGGCGCAGGCGTCGCCAATCGGTAGCTTGTACGGGTGATGCATGGGCACTGGAACCTTTTTCAGCAAAATGGCGAGCTTCGACCCGTTGGCGCATGCGTTGCATTTGCCGGGTGCCAACAAGTACGAGCAGCTTCAAGCGAGTCAGGCGGCCGGTAACTCCAGCCGTGGGCCGTACCAGGGCGTCGCGCCAACGCTCGCGGGGGCCAACGCGGGATACGCTGCTGGTGGGCCGGGCTCGAACCCGAACTATACGCCGTGGACGATGCCGACGATCGGCAACGGCTGGCAGCGGTTCGCGGCAAGTCAGGGTAGCAAGATGGCGAGCCCGTGGGGGCCACAGGACAACTCTGGCGTGAAAACGCAGAACATGGGCGGTGGGTTCTAACATGGGCACCAAGAATTTCTTCGTCAAGCATGCAATGCCAACACAGGGCATGAACATGGAGGCTCGGGCTATTAGCTCGGGTGGGTACGCGGCGCGAGCTGCCGGCATGCAAGGCAACAAGGACTTGGGCGCTGCAATGGCGGCTGGACGACACGGCCTGAAGGCCACAACGAAGGACGCGGCAAGTAACGCGCCCGGTCCCAAGAGGACGTAACCATGGGTACGGAAGAATTTTGGGTTCCAGCCGTCCTGGCCGCCGTAGGCACCGGGGCGAGCTACGTGAACCAACAGCAGGCCAACGAGCGGCAGAATGAGTCTGAGGTTCAGGCGATCCAGAACCAACAGGCCATCACCGACAAGGCGAATCAGGCGACACGCGCGCTCACGCAGCAGATTGCGAAGAACAACCCGCAGTCTATTGCTGGCAAGGCGACGGGCGACTATGTGGCGCAACTTCGGAAAAACGCGGCGGGCTCCACTCAAGGCGGCTCGACCACAGGAGGAGCGCAGACATTCGGTCAGTCAACATCCTCGTTGGCTCCGGTGTCTGCAAGCTCCCGCTACGCGAAGGACACCGCAGCCGCGCAGCAAGAGGTGCAGGACTACGGCGATACCTACGCCAAAGAGCTGGGCGATATCGACGCGGCAACGCGCATGCGTCAAAACGAGGGGCTATCCATGCAAACCTTGGGTACTCAGCTCAACACGCTGGGCGCTCAGAGCTACGGGCAGAACTTCGTTGACCAGCTCCGCGCGCAAGCGGCTGGCCAGACGAACCCATGGATCAGTTTGGCCTCCGGGTTGTTGGGCAACGCGGCTCGGGCGTACTCTATGAACGCTGGCGGCAAGACGCCGGGCTCCATCCCGTTCAGTTCAACATACGTCGGTGACACGACAGGCGCAACGGCAAACTACGCATAGGTGATTCATGGCTGGTCTCGGAGACTTTCTAGCGGGCGTTGGTGGCGCTCCGGTCAATCGGCCGGGGCTTGAGGCGTTTGTCGCCAACAGCCAAGCAATGAACGGGCTGCGCACCGCGCAGACCGAGGAAGCGCTGTTGAATGCGCAGAACATACGCGACGAGCTGGACGCAAAGGGTCGCGTTGAGCAGGCGTTGGGTGACTTCCTGGGCACGCAGAACGATCCGCACGCCAAAGAGCACGCTTCGCTCATCAGCAACGTCATGCGCGCGAAGTTCGGCAGCTTCAAAGACTCTGAGGCTGGCCTTGGGGATGCACTGAAGAACATCAACACTCAGACCCTGATGAATCCGAACGCAGCCCCGGCTGCGCGCACGGCTGCGGACCAAGCCAACAACCCGAATGCCAACCCCTATCAGGTTGACCAAGGGCAGCTCATTCCGCGCTTTCAGGCGGACCCCAACCATCCGACCGTCATTCAGACGCCGGGCTCAGTGGCGACGCAGCACTCCCAGGAAGAGACTGCGCGGCTACACGGCGCTCAGGCTGACGCGGGCGGCTTCAACCCCCATACGGCCGGCGTCAGCAGTTTGCCCCCTGAGCAGCAGGCGGCGATCCAACATGCTGTGGACGAAGGGCGACTGAACTTCAAAGACATCAACAGCCGCAATGCGAACATCATCGGGAGCCTTGCGCTGAACAACCCGACGTACAACTTCAACCGTGCGGCGGCTGACGCGGCGTTGAGCCGGAACTCGACCTTCCAGCAGCGCGCCATGGTTGTGGACTCTCTGCCTGGGCTCATCTCGAACACGGCGTCGCTGGGCAAGAAGCTCAACTACCCGGACGTGCAGGTTGTTGGTCAGGCGAAGAAATGGCTGCTCGGACAGACCAACGACCCCGATCTGACGGAATACATGACCGCTCGCAACGACGTGCTCATGAAGATCGCGAACGTCATGCGCGGCGTCGGTATGTCTGACAAGGCGCACGAGGCGGAAGTCGAGGCGATGAACCCGACTCTATCTCCGGCTGCACTCGATGCCTGGGTGAAGGGTCAGATGACCGCTATTGGTCCGTTGATGGAGGCGCAGAAACGTGCGGCTCACATTGGCGAGCCGGGCGTGAATGGCTCGACACCGCAAGGTGGAACGACTGCTGCCGCGCCACCGGGCAACGATCTGGCGGCTTTGGCGAAGGCCGAACTTCAACGTCGTGGGATTAAGGTGCCGTAATGGACCTGTCGCAACTTTCAACAGAGGACCTACAGGCGATCAGCAGCGGAGACATGAGTAAGGTCTCCGAGGCCGGTCTACGCTTGCTATCCGGTGCGCCGGCCGCTCCCACTGCGCCGAAGGAAGACCCGGCCAACATGAGTTTCGGCCGACAGCTTCTCGGCAACGCTGAGCTGGCCGGAAGCGCCATCGGTAACATTCCGCACGGGATCGCACATGCCGTGTCGGACCTATACCACCGGCTGAGCGGCGATCCCAACGCGAAGGACCCCAACTGGATCAACTCACTTCATGTGCCGACCGGAGAAGCCGGCCAGGAGTTGAGCCAAGCCCTCGGCAACAGTCTCACGCAGACAATCGACTCTACCGGCGCTGGCGGTGCGGTAGAGCGCGGCGTGAAAGCGATCAACGAGTACATGACAGGCGATCCAACGTCGCACACCCAGGCCATTGTGCAGGCGACAGCGCCGGCCGCGCTCGACATCGCCACCATCGCTGGTGCCAAGGGTATCCCCGGTGCTGTGCGCGGCGCTGCGGGTGATGTGGCAAACGCGGCTCGTGGTGTTGGGGAAGCCGTGCGCGGCACGGGTTTCGATATCCCCGAGGAACCGAGTCCGGGTGACGTTGGGTTGAAAGCTCCAAGCAACCCGCCGTTGAAGCCACACCAACAGGTTGGCAACACGATCGGCAGCGCTGAGGCTGGTGTTCCCAAGGGAACACCGATCACTCCCGAGGCATTGGCCGAGGCGCGCAAGGCTCCTGGCGCTGTCATGGGGCGCGTCGCGGCAGCAACACCTGATGGCCCGATGAGCGCGGATGAGCTGGCGCAGCTCGACACCATTGGTGGCTCTGGCGTACCTGTCTCTGGCCAGGGCTCGATTGCCAACATCGAAGGTCTGCGCGGCAACCTGAAGAACATACTCGGGGCTGATGGTGTCACCGGCCGACAGAAAGTTGATTGGCTCCAAGCGCTCCGCACGAAGGGCTACAAAAACTCGGCTTCCCAGGACCCCGGTGCGCAGGAGTTGGGCGACGCTCAGCTCGACGCGGCCAACATACTCGAAGGTCACATCGAGCGAAGCTTGCCGAAAGATGCCGATGTTGATATCGACCAGTTCCGTGCCGCGCGCACTGCTCTGGCGAAGAACCACACCGTCGAGGCAGTCTCGAAGGGCGGCAACATCGACATGGCGGCACTTGGCCGCATGTTTCAGCGCAACCCGAACCTGCTGACGGGCGGCCTGGGAATGCTCGGGCGCTTCGCGTCGGAGAACCCTGAACTGGTTGGCATGGGCAACCGCTTTCAGGAGTCGCTGGGCGACATCGCCAATGGGGTGGACCTGACGAAGCCGGCGACGTGGCTCAAGCCCGTCACCGGAGTCGCCGGCCGGATTAAGGCAAATAGGGAAGCGGCGGCAGGAGTCGAGGCGGCGCAGCGCGCCTTCCCTGGAACCCCTCCCGAGCGCTTTGCGCCGATTGAGCGCGGACCCCCGCAACCGCCGCCAGGGATGACGGCAGGCCCAATGGGCTCTCCGCCTGCGCCCGCTGGGCAGCCTGCCGACTTCTCACTCGCGGACGTGCTATCGCACGGCGTCGAGCAGAACCCGCCAGCGGGGCTCTCATTGGCTCCTGAAGTGGGTCTCGGCAATGAGCTGGCGGGCGTTACGTTCCGCAGCTCGCCCGAAGCTGTAGGGGCGCGGCCGGTGCAAGGCGGTGCCCCGCCGATGGCTCGGCGCTTTACAGACGACTTTGGTAACGAAGTGAATCCGAATGCGGAGCAGCCTCCTGCGCCGCCTATGCTCGTCCAGCGTCTTGCTGGTGAGGCTCCGGCTACTGCCGATCGTGGCACGGTAAGCCGGTTAGGCAACATCCTAGCGGATATTGGCTCAGAAAGCCGCGTTGAGTCTACTCCTGTAGGCCAAGGGCGCTCCCCTACGTTCACTGGTGGTGTTCCCGAGGGAACACCGACCCGAACCGGCCCGACTCCGAAGGTTCAGCACGAAGTGGATGAGGAGACTGGCGCGCACACTGTCACTTCGAAGAACGGCGAGACGCACGGACAAGAAAGCGGCCCGTACCTGCTGGTCAAGAGGACCGACACTGCAAAAGGCGCTCAGGGTAATGGTGAAGGCACCGCGAGAATGGAGGCGCTGATTCAGCAAGCCGAGGCTCGCGGGTTGAAGCTAGGCTCCGATGTGAGCGTATCGCCAGCTCAGGCGAAGGTGTACGAACGTCTCGGACGTATGGGATACCACGTCGTGAAAAACGACTTCGAGAAGTCCCCCACCACGGGCAACCTTGTCTCGAAGGACCCTCGCAAGCCAGTGTTTGAGGTAAGCTCGCCGCTGGGCAGGGCGCTAGCGGCAGGGCAATGACATGGCAGGCAAGAAGGTACAGGTTCCGGTGTTGGGTGGGCTGCGTAAGGTCATCCAAGTACCCACCTCGCAAAACGTCGGCACTACCATTCAGGAGTTTGGCTCCCAGGTAGTGTCGCTGGCGCAGCTCAAAGCTGCGCTGGGCATCACCAACACGAAGACCACGACTACCGGAGGCGGCGGTTCTCTCGGAACCACGTCGCTGATCGTGGGTCCTGGCATGTCTGGTGGCGGTGTACTGACCGGCGCGGTCAACATCGGTTTGCTCCAACCTATCTCGCCCGTCGTTTGGCAGGATGCCTTGTTGCCGGATGATTGGGTTGGTAGTGGTGGCTCGGGCGGTGGAAGCGGAGGTGGCGGTTTAAGCACGGTGGCCACTGCAAATTCCGTTACTGGGAATGGCACTACCGGATCACCAGCGCAGTTAGTTGGTGACTCCGCGTCGCCGGGCGCCAGCATGCTTTACGGCACGAATGGTTCAGGAACGAAAGGTTGGTACGCACAGCCGGGCGGAGGGGCATCAGGTCAGTGGACAAACATAGTGACGCAATCGTTTGCCTCCAGTACTACAGGCTGGGCCAGCAACGGAAGCGGCACGTGGGGCATAGTTAGCGGTGTGCTAAACCAGAGTGCTAACAATACAAATGGTCCATGCTTCATATATCAAACACAGATACCGTTTGCTCTTTGCAGAATTCAAGTAGATGTGATGCTTGTATCGGCGGGCTCCGGCAGCACCCAGGCAACAGGTTTTTGTTTGTCTAATTCTGCCTCCCCTGGCACTACACCGACTAACAATATTGTTGATGAGTGTATGCGATATGTTTCTGGAACTCCTAACTACTCTTCTGACTATTTCGGCAGCTCAACGATAGCTTCCTTTGCGTACAATTGGGGCGCCAGAGACGTGTACCATCATCTGGAACTCATCATCAATGGGCTAGTGCGCATAGCTTATATCGATGGTGTTGCAGTCGGATCGTGGGTGGCCAATGGGAGCTATGCGCAATTTCAGTACTTCGGGCTGTTCGCGTATGGTGGCGCGGCAAACTTCAAGAATTTTACATTGGACACGCTCACGCCTTAGACTTGGTGAATTATGGCTACCCCGAACAAAATCCCGAACATTCAGCCGATTGCCATTGGCACATCGGTCTCGAACCTTTTGAACTGCGCGGTCAGCTCTTTGACCGGGCCGGTCGGCTTCACCTTGACGCAGCCGTGGCTGAACATTAAGCACATCCGTCTCAACAACAAGACGGGTGCGGCGATCACCGTAACGCTGTACAAAGGTGCCTCGGGCGCTTCGGCGGCCGGCACGGAGTTTGCGTTCTCGGCTGTGAGCATCCCAGCGAATAGCTCGCTGGACTACAACAGCCCAGGCACGCCGTTCTACTCAACCGATTTCCTCACGGGAGTTGCGAGCGCCACAGGCGTTACGATGAACGTCGAGGCCGAAGTTGGCTTCTCGTAAAGGTGCAACATGGCAAATCTACGAATCACTGGTTTTATGGGACTTGGCGGCGGCCAAAACGACGACGTGCAAGCCGTCGCGGGACCACCGACTGAGGAACAGGTTGTTGCCATCGGCGGTGCTTCTGCGCCATCGGCGGCGTTCAACAAAAACACTACAATCGTGCGGCTACACGCTGAGGCTATCTGCGCCGTGTATGTCGGCGGTCAGAATCCGACTGCAACTGCTGGTCAAAGTGCGCGAATGCTCGCTGGCCAGACTGAGTATTTCCGGGTTTTGCCCGGTGATAAAGTTGCCGTCATTCAGGACACCTGACAATGGTCGGCGTACTCGGAATGCTAGGCAATATGCTATACCCTGATCCGATTCAACTCGGATTGCAGGCTAGCTCATCAGGCGCGGCTATTCTCACTGAAGCCGGCCCCGCTTTGGCGACGGAAAGCGGCTCAACTCTCGAAACGGAGAATGGTCCATGAAGACTCGTATACTTGCTTTTGCGCTCGGCATCGTTATTGCCGTCGCGGCGTTCGCTGATACCAAAATTAGCGCCCTTCCGGCTGCGTCCGCCCTGACAGGCACCGAAGTCGTGCCTATCGTTCAAAGCGGGGCGACCAAGGGGGCAACAGTCAACCAGATCGCAACTCGGGTGCTTACGGGTAACGCCGCCACGGCTACCGCCTTGGCGAGCGCACCGACCGCTTGTACCGCGCCGCAGTTTGCAACGGGTATCTCTGCCAACGGAAACTCGGTAGGCTGTGCAGCAGCTTACAGTGTGGCAACAACGACAAACATTGGAGGTTCGGCGTTAGCAGCCGGCGCTTGTGCATCTGGCACGGTTACTACGTCGGGCGTAACGACATCTACTTTGGTTGGTATCGTTGTGACACCGCAAACCTACCCCGGAGACGGGTTTACATGGTACGGCTATATCAGCGCCACCAACACTGTCACGGTGAAGGTATGCGCGATTGTAGCCGGTACACCGACTTCTTCGAGTTACGCGGTGCGAGTGCTGTTCTAAGGAGATAGTCATGGCCGCCGATCCGATCACAGGTGCAGAGGAAGCTGTTTCGAGCATTGCGAACCTCGTCAGCAAATTCTTTCCTGACAAGACCGAAGTGGAAAAGGCTCAGCTCGCAGGTGTGCTTTCGATCATCCAAGGGCAGCTCGCGGCCAACACGGCTGAGGCGGCGCAGCCCGGCTTGCATTTCAGAGATGGTGCAGGTTGGGTGTGCGTCGCCGGGTTTGCACTTCTGGTGCTGAAAGCGCCAATCGAGTGGGCTTGCGCGCTCGCCGGCCATCCGATTACGCTGCCGGCTCCTGACACGAGCATCAGCACGGACATGCTGCTCGGGCTCCTCGGCTTGGGCGGAATGCACGTCTACCAGACGAGCAAGGGGAAGTGAGATGAACAGCAGTCTCAAATGGGCATGCACGAGCCTCGGGACGTGCGTCGGGAGCTTCCTGGCATACGCTGTGCCGGTGTTGCAAGTTGTCGCGCTGTGCATCTCGATCTACGCCGGTATTCAGGCGTTGAGGTATAAGAAGTGAAGCTCGGGCAGAAAGGCGCGGCGCTCATCAAAGCGCGAGAGCAGCTTCGGCTGACGGCCTATAAGCCGACCCCAACCGACAAATGGACGATCGGTTGGGGTCACACCGGCCCCGAGGTTGTGGAAGGTCTCACTTGGGTTCTCTCCCAGGCCGAGGCCGCGTTCGAGCGCGACGTACAATGGGCTGCAACAGCCGTCATGAAGCACGTCGATGTCCCGCTTACCCAAAACCAGTTTGACGCCTTGGTGGCCTTCGTATTCAACGTGGGCGAGCCGCAGTTCGCCGGCTCGACGCTGCTGAAGCTGTTGAACGAGAACCGGCCGCAGGACGCCGCTGAGGAGTTTGAGCGGTGGACTTATCAGGACGGGAAGCACTTGGCCGGGCTTGCCGTGCGGCGCGGCCAGGAGAAAGCGCTTTTCCTACAACCGGCCTGAGTGCCTGAGTGTAGAGCCCTGCCACCATATCCACGAACGCCTCATTGGCGCAGAGCTTCGTGCCCATGTAGTACAGCACGGCGTGTGTCAGCTCGTGGAAGAACGTATGCCAGAGTAGAGACTCTGGCATGGTCGCGTTGAGATGGATTTCCTGCTTCTCGAAGTCGCAGTACCCCTTGCACTCGTCGCCATCAGGGGCGATTGCGTAGCCGTTGTGCAGAACCACGGCCCAGGTGTGGCCAAGTAGTTGAATTCGCTTGGGGATCATAGCTGCGCTCCTCATCAGTGAGGGAGCACGCTAGCAGCCTTTCCCGAGCCGCCGCAATCTTGACACGGCGACTCGGGCGAGCGCGCGGACTTGACTCCGCGCGCTCCAGCAGTTTCAAGAGCTTACGACTCACACCCGAGGCACCGAGACCCACGGCGTCTCTTTGCCCTTCGCCACCTTGTCAGCGAACACCTCCATCTCCCAATTGACCCCCAGGTCCGCGTGAACAGTCCAGAGGTTCTGGCTGGCGCGCGAGAAGCGGAAGTTGTGTTGGGCGGCGTACTCGTCATAACCCTTCAGAGAGTTGTTGACGATGAGGTGGCTGAGCGTGATGCGCTGGTGCCAGTGCCCACACTCCAGAATGTCGAAGCTCTGATCGACCGCCGAGTTGCGTTGCTGCTTCTTCTGCGTGCCGCGCATGAGGCTGCCGATAGGCCCAATGATGGAGTCAGAGGCGGGGAACTGGTCGCCGTGCGTCAGCAGCATGCGCGTGTTGTAGACCTTGTACAGCGCATCGGCCGAGTCAGGGATGTAGAACTGGAAGCGCTTGTCGGCGGCGAAGTGCTTGGCTAACATCTGGTATAGCAGCCAGCCGAAGCTGGTCGCGTTGCGATCTTTGTTCCACGTCTTCTTGGTGTCGCGGTCATGGTTGCCCGAGACGCACGGCACAAACACGTTGCCGAAGATATCAGCGAGGTAGCTCAGCGCCGATACCAAGTTCTCGAACAGGTCGAGCCATGTCGGCATGATGCCCTTCTCGTTGGTCGCGGCAAGCTCCTCGTGGATGTTGCCACCAACCATGTCGCCGCCGAGCTTGACCACGATGCCAGGGTAGCGCATGTCCGGGTCGAGAATCTTCAGCAGATAGGGCACGGTCTCCACGACGTGCCGCAGACGACGGCGCGCAATGGCGAGGTTGTACTCGTTGACGCCGTTGACCTGCTCTTTGAACACCCGCTCGCCCCAATGCAGGTCAGACAGCAGCAGGTTGGGCACGCCCGGCGCAGCCGAAGTGATGCGCTGGGAGTAGAGCCACTTCGGCGGTTGGAGTTGGTTCGTCTGGAGACTGAGCGTGCCGAGGTAATCGCGGATTGCATCCGCAGTGATTTCCTTCTCGCGGGCAATCTCCAAGTCGGCCTTGAGCTGACGGATGATACGCGCCGGGTCGTTCTCAGCCAGG